CAAATCGGAAGATTTTGTACGTCAGTTCCGTGTCGGTCATCGACGCATGCTTGGCAGTATCGCCGCGCGGCAACTTCACCAATTGCGTCTGGGCCAGAAAATCGATCACAGTCTGCGGCTGAAAGTTCAGGACGTCTTCCTCTTCGACCCAGCCAACCGTCGAATCCTCGGTCTCCTCCCATCCCTGCAGCACGCTGGCGTTGATGCTGGTCGTGAAGACGCTGGCCAGGGAGCCGCCACTGACGGCGGCTCGGATCACCGCCTGGCGGTCAAACCCGACCCGAACGCCATCGAGATCGCAGCAGGCGCGGCACAAGTCAATCATGCTGGTGATCCCGCCATACATCGCCGTAGCCCGATTGGTGAGCGCGTCAATATCAGCAATGCGGTTGCGCTGCCCAAATCGCTGAAGGTTCACATCGCCGCGCGACATCATCGCGAGAGAAAGCGCAAGCGTATTTGCATTGCGCGTCCGGTCCTGACCAACGTGGACGTCGCGGCCGTTGTCGGTTCCGGCGCCTTCGCCGCGGCCATCACGGATCGCGCGGAGGAATTCGCGGGCGGCGCGACCTTGCGACCAGCCCTCATCAAGGGCTCGGGCAAGGGTTTCCGGATCCGTGTCCGCGCCTGCGAGATTGCGGATTGCCGTCTGCCGACGTCGTTCCGCGCGAACGCCGGCGGCATCAGTCGGCCGGCGATCCGCACGCTGCCCCTGGGCCGCCGGCGATCGCGACCGCTGGCCGCGCGGCATTTCGTCTTCGTCATCATCCTCGTCTTCATCAACGGGGTCCTCGCGCTCCGGGTCCTCGTCTTCATCAACGGAGTCCTCGCGCTCCGGGTCCTCGTCTTCATCAACGGGATCTTCGCGCTCCGGGTCCTCCTCTTTGGCTTCTTCGGCGCGGGTGCCGCGTTGCGACACCGCGCGACGGGCCTCGCGCTGCAGTTCGGCGGCGTGCTTCTTTTCCTTGCCGCGAAGCTTGGACTGGAATTTCCTGGCCTCAATGTCGTTGGCGCCTTTCCGCAGGCCCAGCGATTCGAGGTACTTTCGCAATTTGGGGTTCATTCGAACCTCTTTCTGCCGGATACCGGCGGGTTTGGGCCGGGGGCGTCCCCCAGCTCGTACTTTGGCTCCCTGGTCGGCGCCGATGGGCACCACGCTCAGCTCGACGGCTTTCCATGCCCGGCTGACGCGAAGCCATTTGTCGCCGGCGGTGAACTTCCTGCCGTCGACCGTTTCGGTTGTATTGGGCGAAATGTCGACGCAGTCGGCGACCTGATAGCCGATCGAAACATCCGTCAGATGACCCTGGCGAACTTTGTTCCATGCGCGCTCGGCGTCTTCATCGTTTTCCGCGAACACCGCCCGGCCAATCCACTGGTTGCCGGAGCGGCGCACGTCGCGCACCGAACCGATCACGTCGTCCAGGGTGAATCGATTGTGGTTGGCGAGGAGGCGGAGGCTTTCAGGGAATTCTCCGCCTTCGGTCACCAGGACTTCGTCGATCACCCCGCGCTGCCAGTCATAAACCTCCACCGGCGCGTCAGTGGAAATGACAACCTCGACAGACCGAGCGTCCTCGTCGATTGTCTGCGCGCGGAAGCTCACCATCAGACTTGTGAGGTCGCGGGATGACGGGGCGGCGCGAAGCGTCAGCGGACGATGGACTTTCGGCATGGTTTCCTTGATTTGCGGTTTATGGCTGTATCGGGCGACGCCTCGCTTTGACAAGCCGACGCGCGCGATCCCGCGGCTTACCTGAGCCGTTCTTCGCAGCCTCAATGGCGATCCGCTCCCGGTTGGCCGGATCGCCCCACTTCTCGGCCCAAGCCGGCAGCGGCACGCCGGCGTCCTTGTACATCCGGATCGTTCGGGCGATCGACTGAATGTTGTTCACCTGGTCGCCGCCGTTGCGATCACATGCATCTTCGTAGGTCAGCGTGCCGCCCTGCAGGCGGCGCTCTTCGTCCTGAGCATCCTTGTCGGCATCGACGGCTACAAGGGGTTGCCATCCAAAGCTGAGCTCGACATCGTCCGGGCGTCGAGCCAGCGCGGCGTATTTCCAATCGGGATTGGCAGCCGCGTACAACTCGCCCTCTCGCTGCAACACGGAAACGCATTCCTCGAGCGTGCCGTACGCAAGCCAGGCGCGCACGCATCGAACGCCCTGTTTGTAGATTTCGTTGTCGAACCGCGCGCTGGCAAAATTGTGTTGTTCCGAGCCGAGCCGAATCTTCATCAACGGCATGCCAATCGGGCGTCCGATTTCACGCAGGCGGTCCGAGCGATATTCCACATGGTTGAGCGAGGGCTGCTCCGGCTTCATCTGCATCGGCTTCCAGCCAGGCGGTCCGGTCTGCTGCATGCGCCGCTCAACCTCGGTCGACTCATTGACCTCCAGGTAGGGGCTATCGGGGTGGTCGGTGTACCAAACCACCGCCTGGTCGGCGGCGGCGCGGCATGCATCAAGGACCTGCGCGTCGAAATCGCGCACATCGGCCGTGACGGGAAGCGACGGAGCCAGCCATGGATAACCGCGGGCTTGTTCTTCCTCGATCGTGATGAAACGATGAATGATCTGCGCGGCCGAATATTCGCGAAAGTCGATGCCGGCCAGCTCGTACGCGCCGAATCGCATCGGCTCTGAGATGTAATAGCTGATGGGCTCGCCGTCGCGCGTGCGGCGGACGCCAAGGCAGACGTCGGGATCGCTTGAGGACGCCGCTGGTGTGTCGAGTCGCCGCGGGTGCAGCAACTTCAGCCGGAAGGCCACAGGTCCCGGGTTGACCCGCCGGCTGACGCGCTGGGCCAGGTATTCGCCGGAATCAAGCAGGCGACGGACCCAGATGCGGACGCAATCCGCCCCGGATAGCTGGCCGCTGATTTCCGGCCTTCGAAACCACCATTTGTAAAGGCCCTCGAGCGCAGCCTTGTACCTGTCGTTTGCGGTTCGAACCTTGAGCCACGGACCCATTTCACCGCATACGTCATTGGCGAAGTCGCGGACGACGCCCTCAAGGATCGGGTTGCGCGAGATCTCGAACGTCGCGCGGGCCCGGAGCGTCTTCAGCTCGAACGCCAGTTCGGAATTCAGGCTTTGATCGTTTGCTTTGCGCCAATGCGCCGAATTCAGTCGATTCGTTTCTGCGGCTTCAAACCGCCGGACGTTCCACGCAGCCGGCGCGGCGGCCTTTGCTCGCTTTTGACTGCGCTTCGGAGGCGAGCTTTGCGACGTCTGGGATTTGCTTTTTGCTTGGGACGGGAAAATCGGCATTAGTCGTCACAATCCACATCGCGATAAATGATCTTGGTTTTCCGAATGGATCCGCTGCGGGCGGCGGACGTCACGGCCTGAAGACGGGCAAGATCGGTGATCGCGGCATCTATCGCCGCACGATCCCACGTGAGTCCATCATCCCCCGATTGAGAGTCGGGCTTCGCGGCGAGCAACATCTTGGCGGATCGCAGATATTTGAGCGCAGTCCCGTAGTCCCCGGCTTCTTGTGCCGCGACTGCTGCGTCAATTTTGGCGTTGATGGCTGCTGCGCTCATGGCTCTTCGGTCGGTCGGCGTTTTCGTTTTTTGGTCGGGGGAGGAAGCGGCGGCGACACATTCCAAACCGCGCCGCACATTTGATTATCGCATTCACGTTTGGTGACTGGCCGGCCCCATCGAGTCGATTGGCCGATCACCGTGCTCGAATTACAGCCGCACGCCGGACATGCAGGGTCGGTAGCTTTTTCGAGCGGAATCATTTTTTGCGTTTAAGTTGGCCCCACCATGTCTGCTGTTGGGATCCACCGGCATTCGGCACCGCGGCCGTGCTGCCATGACGTCCGAGCAGCCGGCCGTGCCAAAACTCAATCAGATGAAGCACGACGCTTGCGATACTCGTGGAATCGAGCCAGTGGTTTTGGCGGTGAATGACTTCCCAAACCATTGACCGGCCTCGTCCCGGTTCGAACGTTTCGTCCTGCCGTTCGGCCGTGAGTTGCTTACAGAATCCATCGTGCCGACGAGCAGCGGCATGGAACAGCGTGAATGCATTGCGCTCGCCGACGGCGGCCTGCAATCCGCCGTGCAGTTTGGATTTCCAGTGGTTTGCGTCCGCCTGCACGAGCTTGGTCCCTTTTTTTGGCAGACGCTGGACATAGCAACCTTCACCGATGTACGCCGTGGTTCGATCGGTCTGCTTGGGCTGGGAAAAGGAGGTTCTCTGATCCAGTCCAAAGCCTTTGCAGGGGAGCCAATCGGGACCGGCGCTTTTGCATATTTTCAAAATCGTCTCATAGGCATATCCGCAGTCGACCCCGTGCAG